TTACTAATATCTCTTTGTGTTGCTTCTTTGTGACAACTATGCCTTTCTGTTTTACTACCCTTGAAGTGGTCAACTGCCCAAACAGTCCCCCTGCAACCAGCCAATAAAGCATCTGTTGACCTGCCCTTCCAACTACCAACTTCTATTATATTATTCATCTCCTGGGCTACTAAATAAAGCCATTTTAGTCCACTTGGTTCCATCCACCCTGCAATATCATTGTTGTAATTAGGGGCTTGTTGAAATTCTGATTTGTTTTGAAAATAAACTGGACACATTAACTCTCCTTGAGTCCTATCGGTTGGGTTATAATGCGGTATGCAATAAGCTATATCTGGGTACTTTTTTACAGATTTCCCTATTTCATAAACCACTTGATTTCATGAAGGTTCGATTTACTTTTTCTTTTTGGGAATCTCTAATTTAGGCGTATCCTTTTTATCGTCCTTCGATAAATCCTCGATAAGCCTATTTTCACCCTGAAGCCTTACCAACTCCTCTGATATAGAGGCAATCTTCCTGTCCAAATCTGCTCTTTGGCTAATCAACTGTTGTCGTTGTTTATCCAAGCCTTCAAATCTGGATTGAACATCTGCCTGTTTCGCAGAAAGTTTGTCTTTCATTTCAGACATTTTAACTCCTTAAAATTTAGATTTTTAGAGGCGGTTTCTTGCGTAACCGCCCCTAATTTATTTTCAGTTTTCCTCTAATTCCTGTTTCTAATTAATCAGGTGTTACTCCATTAGTAACAACACCAGCAGAGGTAACACTAAACGTAACCCAAGTACCAGTAGCGCCAGCTTTCGTACAAATAGCAAATGTAACGTCTTCAGCAGTAACAATTATTTCCTTTGGAGGTGTTCCAGTACACTCCGTACCATTAATAAACGCAGTATTTGCATGAGGCTGTACCTCAAAGTCCGTACTTGCCGTAGCTTTCATCATTATGACATCTCCAAGAACAGGAGTGGGGAGAACGATAACATCATCAGCAGCAGCAGAAGTAACAGTAAGATTATTTTCACCAACGCCTATTGTTGAAGTACCAGCACCAGGAACAGTCTCGGCAGTTCTAGCAACAGGAGTACTTTGCTGTCCAGCAATAAATGTAACCTTTTCATCAAATGTACTATATCCGCCGTCTACGTGTAATCCACCACCAGTTGCTACAGCTTCGATGTTTACCAAATACCCATCTGTACACGCACTTCCAGCACTTTGAATAACGTGTATTCCAGCACCTTCAGAAGCGGCTGTAGGGGCTTCAGCAAGGTCAATATACAACGCAGAACCTTGGTCATCAAATGCAGCATCGTTCTTTATATGCACCTGACCAATATTAGCAGCACCTTCCCATCCAGCACCAGTTGTTCCATCAACATAAAGCATACTAGCAGCCTGGGCAGCAACTCCCACTAAAACTAAGTTTCTAGCAGCAGCAGCTCTTGTTTCAATAGCCATGCCATGATTAGCAGTCGCATCAATGTAAGCAGCATAAGAATTATTAGATGTAGCAACAGTACTAGTATCTATAATTCTAAAGCAATATCCTGCAGCAGCATCAATAGGAGCAGTCGCACCAACATCAATAACCAATGCAGAACTAGCAACATCAGTCAATGCTATATCGTTCTGAATAGTTACTAATCCGATATTAGAAGCACCTAGAAATCCAGCCGTGTCGCCATCAACCAATAAAGAAGCAGCCGTAGCATTTGCTTTACACAGTAAAGTTAATGCTGTCATAGTGGTCGTCTCAGTTTCGAGCTTCATGCAATTAACAGCAGCACTAATTATATAAGCAGAATAGTTTGTACCAGAAGCAGTTTTGTCATCGTTAATAAAGAGTGCTCCACCCGCACCAGCAGCATAATATGCTCCAGTAGGATTAATGTGAAGCAACGAAGCAGTTGTCGCAGCCAATGTACCTTTTGCATTAATATTTACTAACCCCGTATTAGCGGCACCAACAAAACCATCGGTATAACAATCAACGGCAATGGCAGAGGCAGTTGCATTGGTATGAGGTGCAATAGTTAAGGGTGTAACCCCAACCGCACCAGTGTGCATATGCAGAATATGGTTAGCATTCGAGAACATTTCTACGGCATAAGTACCCGATGTATTAGTAGAACCATCAATCCATCTTGCCATGAAACCTTCTGCCGAAGCGATGGGTTTTCCACTGTTGTCAATATAGAATAAACTAGCACCAGCATTACCCAAAGCAGCGTCAGACCTAATATGAAACAATCCAATATCATTAGCTCCAGCCCATTCAGCCGTATCATTATCAAGGTCTAGGGCAGCAACAGTCTGTGATGCGTAAGATTGTACTATTATACCATTGGTAGTAGCCCCGAACGTAAAATTAACCACGTCTCCGCCAGATGCGATAATAAGGTCATCAGTTCCCGCACCAGCAGAACCCCCGAATACAAGTTTAGCACCGTCATCAAAAACAAGTTCGTCTACCGAAGCATCCCAACCAATATCGTAAGCATTACCATCAAGGTAAAAGTCCGCAATGGTAGTTTCCCCGATTCTAAATACATCATTAGCATTATACGGGTCTAGGTTTAATGTAGCATCATCATCCCATGCGAAGTAAAAACCATCATCTGCCGTAAGAATGGCTGCCCCACCTAAACTGAGAAGTGCTGAACCAGACAGTTGAAGAGTTTTAGAATCAGCTATCCAACCCATGTCATTAGTGCTGTTCTTACTATACCAAGTCCAGTCCACATGAGTAGAATATCCAGACTTGATAACTACATCATCAGTAGCAGCCTCGATAACCATGTTGTCGCCATCACCATACATAAAGATATCACCAGTAGCAGAAGTCGCTGCACCGATACCCAACCGAACATTATCTTTAAGTAATAATCCCCCTGCATTACTATAGGCATTCTCATCCCATTGTAAAAACTGACCAGCAGTATAACCATAGAAGTTTACATCATATGCAGAAGCACCACTATTAGTACCAACATAGAATTTTCCAACAACATCAATCTGCCCAGCAGATGTTCCTTTCATAGTAGCGGTAGAATTCAAGTACAAATCCCTCGCATAAAGAGATAACCATTGATATGAAGCATCGCCACAATCATCAGTAAGGTCAGTATCAGATTGAATACTGGTATTAATAGCAACTGTAGCAAGGTTAGCTAATTGCTTATTAACCATGCTGCTAGTTGCGGTGGCATCAAGCGCATATCCATCACTATTTGTGTTGGTCGGCACGCTTGTCGAGTATCTTAAACTTGTCCCGTCAGTAAATAAGTAGAGTCCCCCTTGAGCATCTCCAGAACTGTCGATACACTCCAAAAAACTTATACCACCAGTATTCGCCGTCGGCCCACCAGGAATGGCGAGCCGCATTTGTTTTGCATTGAATTTCGAGCCAAACCACATTAAATCAGTATCTGTAATTTTAGCCATTTTGTTTTATTTTTCCTCCTTCAAAATTTGAAGGTGTAGTTGTTTCTCTCACTATTCCACCTCCTACCAAAGTGAGAGTGAAGGGAGCCACTCCCTTTCCAAGAAACGCCCCTAGAGGCAATATATATAAAAAGTAGCTCCCCAGAATTTCTAGTTTTTATGCGTCACCGATGTAAGCAAACCTTGGGTCACCAAATCCATAAGTGAAATACTGCAAAGAACTAACTTCCGTATCTCTCGTCCTATCAGGTGCAGGTTTAATAACAACATCGGGGTCATACGAACTGTAAACAAAGATATCATATTTTGGATGATTCTTCGCCAGTAAACCCCAAGCTGTCGTGCTTGTTAATCTGTGATACACAAATGTCTTTAATCCCCAATCAGGATAAACATTGATTGTATTGGACATCTCATTAGCTTTGTTGTCGCTTCTGAGAATCTCTCCTGCGGTAACTCTTAGTGAATAATTCACATAGAGAGTGTCTGGATTAGCTGTAAAGATATTTGCCTGGTCGTCATACATGTAATCAAAATAATTCAGAGCAGACTCTAGCGAACTTGTGCTGAGTGCCGCATCTAAATAATTGTCATACGTAGTAGCCGAGTCATCAAGGCAGGTATGCGAGGCATATGCGAGTGCAAATGCATCAAAACCATACGCATAAGTCGTAGCTGTAGTATTATTCCACAACTTCGCAACCTCAACATCTTTACCTTCGTCCATGTTCATTCTGAGATTCTTTGTCAAGAACTCA